CCAGTTACATTCAACGTAATATTAGACAGAGCTAGATAGAATGGTATCGATTACTCCAGTTCAAAATCTCGACTTTTTCGAAGTTAAAGAGTCTCTCAAAACGTATTTGAAGAATCAATCAAGATTCAAGGATTATGATCTTGAAGGATCAAATCTCAATGTGCTTCTTGACGTTTTAGCGTATAACACTTTCTATAACAACTTTTACTATAACATGGCTCTGTCTGAGATGTTTCTTGATAGTGCTCAAGTTCGAAACAGTGTTCTCAGTCACGCAAAAGAACTCAACTATCTACCTCGAAGCCGTCGTTCTTCAGTTGCAACTGTCAATCTAACTTTTACGTCAACAGAATCGACTTACACTCTTCTCAAAACCACTCAGTTTCTTGGTAAATGCGGAAATCAAACGTATACGTTTTTACCTGGTCAAGATATTACAGCAACAAAAACGGGTACCAATACTTACCAAATCACAAATCTTAGTTTATATGAAGGAAGATTGATTCAAGAGATATTGACTACTGAGAATTTTGTGATTTCAAACTCAAAAATAGACACTACAAGTTTGAAAGTATATCTCAACTCAAAAACAGCTGCAAACGAAATCACTTATCGTTCTGATATTTTTGGGGTTGGATCTACGGATTTAGTATATTATCTTCAACCGGAAGAAGATGAGAAATACAGTTTAGTGTTTGGTGACAATCAGTTCGGATATCAACCAACAAACACTGATCAAATCATTGTTGAATATCGTGTTTGCGCTGGACCTGATGCTGATGGCGTCACAAGTTTTACGGTATCACTTCCGAACGCTATTTCTGCTACTGTCACATTAGTTTCTTTTGCCGACGGTAGTGATGGTAGGTCCAGAGGAGGCACTCTTTCTGAATCTCTTGAGTCAATTCGCAAATTTGCTCCAAAAGCTCTCCAAACTCAGGAAAGAGCTGTCACAAAAAGCGATTATGAAACTTTGCTTCGTCGTAGATTTCCAAGCATTCAGGCTATTTCCGTATACGGCGGAGATGAAGTAGATCCTCCTCAATATGGCCGAGTTATTATCTCAGTTGACGTGCAAGGTGGTGAAGGCGCAAGCGATACAGAAATTGAAAGATTCAAAAACTATCTTTTTGACAAGACTCCGCTCACAATCGAACCTGTTTTTGTTCCTGCAAAGTTCATGTATATCAGTCTTGTTGTAAATGTTGTATACGATCCAAAGGTTACCTCCTCTTCTGCTTCATCGATTCAAAATACCATTATTGACAGGCTTGTGAAAAATGCGACAAACTATAATGACGTAAATCTCAATGAATTCAATGCCACTTTGAGACAATCAAGACTTGCTGCTTATATTGACGCAAGCGATACAAGCATTGTGAGTACTGACATAGTTTCAAAACCCATTATTGAATATATTCCAGAACTCTCAATCACAAACAGTCCGCTTTTTGATTTTGCGGAACCTCTTGATGCTCCTTATGCTTTTGATGAAACGATCGGGTTCTCAAACTACGATCCTGCGATTACAACAACAAATCTAACACTTGATGGTACAAGTGTTTCTCTTCAAGATAACGGATTAGGCGAGATTATCGCTGTTACAACAACTGAATCGAATCGAAGTATTTTCAAACGAAATGTCGGAACAGTCGATTATACAACAGGAAAGGTTCGCCTTTCAAACTTTATTGTTGATAGCTTTGAGGGCAATGCGATTCAGATAATCGCAAATACGACTCGAAAGGATATAAGATCGCCAAAGGATAGAATCTTGGTACTTCGAGAAAACGATATCAATATTACGGTAAGTGCATTATAAAAATGACTCAGCAAATAAGAGATAGCATTTATACTGACATACAAAGTCAGTTTCCAAATATCTACCGAGAAGAAGGCGAGATATTTGTATCTTTTGTTGAGGAATACTACAAGTTTATAGAATCTTCTTTATCTTCACGTGAACTAACTCGCAACTTCTTTATGATGCGAGACATCGATACGACATACAGCAAGTTTCTAATCTTTTTCAAAAAGAAGTTTCTTGCCGATCTACCTCTTGAAAATGTTGTTGATACCAGGTTTATTGTAAAGCATATTCTCGATCTTTATCAAAGAAAGGGAAGCGAAGAATCCCTTCGTCTTCTCTTCAAGTTATTTTTTGATGAGGAAATCGAAGTATTTTATCCAAGTACGGCAATACTCAAAGCGTCTTCTTCAAAATACGGATTTGACCGTTATCTTGAAATGAAGCCAGTAAAAACGTTTCGCGATTATCCATTGAGAAAAGGCGATAGAATAAAAGGTTCTTCCTCAAAGGCCACTGCTTTTATTGATGAAGTACTATTCTTCAATTTTTCTGGCGTTATTACTCCAATTCTTTATCTGTCAAACATATACGGTTCCTTCGTTTCAAGTGACACTTTTGAAGTCAATCGAAATGGCGCCATCTTTTATACGTCAAGATTGATTAGAGGATCGATTAGTTCGATTAATGTTAATGCGTCAGATAGAATACCTGGTAACAATATTGGCGATATTCTTACAATTCGTTCAAATGAAAATGGAATCGAAGGAACGTGCATTGTCACAAAGGTTTCAGAAACGGTTACTGGAACCATTGACTTTGTTCTTGAAGATGGTGGATATGGATACTCAAACACAATATCTGAAAACGATGTCTACATTTCAAACCAAACATTAGTGTTAGAGACTGATGGGTTCTTGAATCTTGAAAAACTAGACGTAGTTTATACGACGAACACAACTCCAATCGATATTGTCTCAAATACCGCAGCTAACACCGATCCTATTTCTGGGTCGGGAATTGTTGTATCGTATGAGCATCCTTTACTCTTTCTTCAGGTCGCAAACACGAGTCAGGCCTTTGAGGTGTTACCTTCTGGCACAAAGTTAGAAGTTTTTGATGACACAGGAAACTCGGCTTTTGTGATAAGTATTTCTGAATATAATGACTCGGCTTCTTTTGAGATTGAAACCATTACAAATACTGAAACGATTTCAATCATTACTGACGTTATTGGAAATTTTGTTTCTGTTCAGCTAAACTCTTCCAATTATGGTATGTCGGGTCCAGGAGCTGAAACGTTGAGTACTGCGCTCGAAGATGCTTTTACTCCTACTTCTTATACGATTGGTGAAATCGGATCAATCAATATACTAGATTCTGGCGTTGATTACGCATCAGATGTTAGGTCGTATATTTCGTTTGACACAATTCGAAATTTTGACAAACGAGACTATAAGATTCGATTTGAAAATCTTGATATCAATCTAGTTCTCAATGAGCCAATCACTCAACAAGTAGAAGTTGATTTGTTTGGAGCAAATACCGTAAATTATACGGCAAAAGCTGAGTTCCTTCGAAGAGATGGCGACGACTACTATTTTCAACAAAAATCATATTTTGATATTGAAGATGCTCCGGTCAAAATCAGAAATGTTGATTACGCAATCGAGTCTATTCAGAGAGATCAATCTAGCATGAGAGCTGGTGAAAACGCGGATGTTTCTGGTATTGCTGACTTTTCTACTGGACAAATCGAAACAGTTTTAGTTGTAAACTCTGGCTTTAGATACAGAACTGGCGAAACGGTAGATTTACTTGACTCAAACGGAAGTGTCATTGCAACGGCAGAAATCGTAAATCGTGGTATGGGTAGAACCGAAGGAACCTGGTCAACAACAACTTCTTTCCTCAACGAACCAACAAAGTTTATACAAGATAACTTCTATTACCAAGAGTATTCTTATGATATTAGTTCTGCGATTTCACCGACAAAATATGAATCATTAGTAAAAGATATTGTTGGTGTTGCCGGTACAAAGTTGTTTAGCACAAGTCTAATAAATAGTTTGTCTACTTTAGATTTAGATTCCGATGCTGAAATCGAGGTTTACGATATATGACCGTTCCTTATATTACAGAGGCAAATACTGGAGGCGATGAGATTCTTACAGGCGCAAATACAGAAACTGGCGATTTACTTTCAGCTACAGTTTTATCGTTTGATTCTTCAGTATCAGTAGAATAGAGAAGCGTAAATGGCAAAAATACTCACAGAAAACTTTCGTACTGGTATTACAAAAGATTTTTTCAATTCTTTTTCGAGTGAAAACTACTATATCTTTGCTTCAAGTATAGATAAAGATACCACTATCACAAACTCTCAAGTAGAAAAGAGAGATTTTCTTCGAAGAGTTATTTTCGGCAATAAGGTCGATGATACAAACGCAAGATATCTTTTCGACAAAAACAGTTGGACTGAAGGAACGGTATACGACGCGTTTGACGATTCAAGAGACATATCTACACTTGATATATATGTTACCGTGTTAGATGGAGACATAAACGAAGGTTCATATAACGTATACAAATGTCTTGATAACAATGGTGGGTCCGCTTCTACTTCACAACCAACTTTTACAACAAATGAAGAAACTCGAACAGCTGATGGATATATTTGGAAGTATATGTTCAGCGTACCTCCATCTGAATATATAACTTATCAAACAACGACGGCTCTACCTTATTATGAAAACGGTAGCGCAGCAAATACTGCAGTTGATAATATTTCCGATATTTTGATTACGAGCGTTGACAGTAACATTTTTGAAAGTGTTGTGTTAGGATCAAATACGGCAGTTCAAGGTATAACTCAAGAAGGTGCAGTTGGAAATTATAAAGTCACAATAATCACCGATGAAGACCCTAGTGCGGTAAATGACACCTATCAAAATATGTACATCAAATTTGATAGTAACGAAAACTATATTTTTGAGATATCTCAAACAGTAAAACCTGACGATTCTACAAATCAATTAGATGTTTATTTTACCTCTTCGATCATATTTGACGAAAATGAAATAAATGAAATAGAATCTGACACCGTTTCAATTGTTCCTAAAATAATCGTTTCTCCTTCAGACGGCAGTGGTGACAACTGTATTGCTTACGGTATTATTGATTTATCTGGAAATCTAATCGATATTCAGTTTGCGAATCGTGGATCAAATTACACTTATGCGACAGCTGAACTTGCTTTGCCTCCTGCGTTGGTCGGAGAAAAAGATTGTAGTTTGAGAGTTGTTGTATCGCCAAAAAATGGCCATGCTTCTAATCCAATATCAGAACTTTATATGAGCAAGGTGCTAGTGAATACTAGCTTTTTTAGCTCAGGTCTCACAAATATTCCCGATTCAAATACGTACACCAAAATCGGTATTGTAAAGAACCCAACCTTTAGAGATAGCACTTTTCCTTCCGATATTGACAATCGAATGGTGTTGACAGCTAATACAGATATTCGAACCGATGTGATTACAACAAACAGTTATGTGTATCAAACAAAGTCTGGTGGTGAAGTTGTTGAAGGAAAAATACACGAAATCTCGTATGATTCTAATACAGACATAACAACGATGTATTTGGTTGACTATACTGGAGATTACAATACTACCTTTGAAGCTGGTGATGCGAATGTGAAAACTGAACCGGATTCTTTGATAACAAACGATTTCACAATAAATACAGTTACGCCTGGCAACTATACACCGTATTCAGGTGAGATATATCACTTTGTTGATTTTACTGCGATTGAGAGACAACCAGATACAAAAGAAAAAGTCAAGTTCGTATTTGATTTTTAGAGAAAGAGAATAGATGGGTATAGATAAAGATCTAAACATTGATCCATATTTTGATGATTTTGACGACACAAAACAGTTCAACAGGATTCTTTTCAAGCCTGCTGTAGCACTGCAAGCAAGAGAGCTTACACAGCTACAAACGATTCTTCAAAAGCAAGTTGAGCGATTTGGATCAAATATTTTCAAAGAAGGTACAATCATCAGTGGTTGTAATATTTCTCTACGAAATGATCTACAATACGTCAAAATCTCCGATCAAAGCGACTTTATAACCTTCGTCAATGAAGTAGTTGAAGACAATATCTCGTATACCTTACGTGGTGAAACTTCTGGTTTGAATGCAGAAGTGATTTTTGCTGTAAACGGATTTGAAACAAAGGTTCCGGACCTCAAAACAGTCTTTATCAAATATCTAGATACAGATGTTGCAACA